AGATAGTTTAGTAAAGTTCTGCCAGTCTTGACTAGGTAGTATTACCTTTGGCTCGTATTCGTTCTTATCTCTAAAAGTTAAAGCACTACAGTAATGACATTTACCATATCCTCCATTGTGATTAATCTGTAAGCTCTTGTCTGTTTTGTCTGTTCTGGAGTTATCGCACTCAGGACAGCGTATCTTTTCTTGTCCTTTGTCCTTTTTAAAGTTAAGCGTATTCCATTCTATAAAGTTGTTCATAGTGCTATAGTTCTTTTTGGTTTGTCAGATTTAAAGTCTTGTTTTTTAAACCACGCTCGAAAGTGTTTTTTAACCTCCTGTAAATCTCTGTCTAAATTGTCATCTAATTCTTGACCTTCCAAAAATATAACTAAAAACTTTTCTACCTCAATTAATTTACATTTATTTAATTTAGCTATTCCTTCCTTCCAAACTTGAGAGTTAAAAAGTTCTTCTCTTATCTTATCTTTTCTTTTCTTTTCTTCTCTTATCTTAATGGCATCACTTTCGCATTGCATTTCTGATGCGTTCGCATTGCGTTCGCATTGCGTTTGCTTATCCCATCTAGCCTTTGCTGCTGCTGAGTTCTTACTGCTTTTGGTTTGTCTTTCAATCCATTGTTCATCTAAAAAATTTATAGAAATATTTTTATTTTTTCTCTTAATTATTTCAGTTTTTAACAGATAATTTATGTTTTTATCCTGATTTCTGAATCTTTTTTTTAGTTTTTGTAGTGAAATTTCGCAACCACTACTCCAGTAATAGGAGCAGATATTAATAAATAATCCTTGTATCTCGTAATCTTCTAGGGTTATATCTCCATCGTTCCACTCGGAACAGAAGAACTTAAAATAAGGTAAGTCTTTTGCCATAATATTGTGTATAAAAAAACCCTTTAATAGCTTTCGAGACCGCAACTCTACTAACCATTAAAGGGTTTAATCTTATTAATATTTATGTGTAGCTGCTTTTGCGGTTCAGCCTACATATTATCTATTGTAATAAATTTCCTTAGTTGTACAAATATAAGCTATTTTATTTTGTATCCTCTGCTTAAAAATAATTGTATTACCTTCTTAAAAGGGTAAGTCATCCTCTGTCGTAGCCTGTACAGTCTCTTTCTTTGGATCCTGAGCATCGTCTTTTGTGCATCTCCAAGACTGCAACGTTGTGAAATATTTACCTTTCCATTCATTTGTACTGACGTTAAATTTTACACAAACTTTAGTATTCTCAGTATTGTATTTTTTAAACTGCTCTACTTTCTCTTGACTGAATACTTCAAAAGCGTATAGGTTGTTATACGTTTGGTCTGTTTCTACTGTGTAAGTTAGCTTCTGCCAAGGCGTGCCATCCTTTCCAGTTCCTGTAACTGTTTCTCCTATTTTGGTTAGAGTTCCTTTTACTTCTAATTCCATAATTTAATTTTTAATTGGTTACAAATATACTATTTTTATTTATATAATTCCATCATCTTAGAGCTTAACTCATTGTGATAGTTTCTATATTCTTTGTCTACTTCTATAACTCCTTTTATCTTATTTATTGAATGTAATATAGTAGCGTGATCCAAGTCAAATATTTTACCTATTTCGTTTAACGATGTTTTGTTTACTTCTCGCCTTAGAAAATAAGTAGTAAATTGTTTAGCTCTTATTATTTGAGCTTGTCTGTTCTTTTCTTTTATCTTTTCTAGTGGCACATCAAAATAAGCAAATACTATCCTGCATATATTCTCGATGTGTTTATCTCTGTTTAAATACATTTGTTTATATTTTCTATAGACTTCCTCATCTATTGTTTTAAGGTAGCTCTTTACTCCTTTATCTGTTAAGTAGTGCGCGTGGTACATAAGTGAATAAGTTTATATCTGTGTCGATTAATATTAGTTTTCTGTTGAGGTGTTTTTCTAGCCATTTGCCCTGAGTCTTATACCAGTACACAGCTTCTCTTTTAGTCTTGTAGTACCTACTATACTCCTCTAGCTTTCCTTGTTTATTTCTAGTCTTGTAAATGTAAGGTTTATATCTATCCTCCTTTCTCATTCGCTTAGTATTAATTGCTTGTTTAGAATCGAATCTCTGTACTCAATGTAAAACTTTCCGCATTCTATTACTCGCTCTTTTATTAGTTGCTCCTTTTCTGTATCACGTTCAAATGAAATAGTAGTAACTCTTAGAAATGGGTCGAACTTATCAACTTTGTGTATCTTATAATTATCCCAGTCTTTTAATAAGTAGTCTGGAGTTGAAACCATACAGTAAGCGAGTTCTGCTTTAGGCTTATCGTAGAGCCACATATAAGAACGTAGTTGCCATTCGTAATCTTTGTTATTAATGTCATCTACAGCAGCAGGAAAAGTTTCTAAACTCCAAGATGTCTTAATATCTATTATCTTATCCTCTGCATTAATATCACACTCGCCTGTTATAAACTCGTTAGAGAGCCTTTCTGTGTTCTTTAGATACAAAGTACCATGCACTTCATTGTAAAGGTCGATAGAGGTATCTTCTAAGTCTATTCCTTTGGTTAGGTATTTAGAATCTATTGTAGACTTGTAACCAAACAAATCCTCTTTTACTAATTCTTTTATATAGGTCTTGCAACCTGCTGACAATGTTTCACTTTTAGCTCTAGGGTTTGTCATTATTTTACCTAGTGCGCTGCATCTTATTTTCATAGTTCTGTGTTTTTAGTGTAATAGTTTTCTAATTCAAACTTATGGCTTTTCTCCATTAGTTCTATTCGTTCATCTTGAGCATCTAGTATTCGCTTATAAGTATCTATAGTACTTTCTAATACTATTATTCTTTTGTCTGCTGTTTCCAGTTCACTTCTTAATATAGTTTCCATTACTTAGTTTTTAATTCGTTATACTTAGCTATCTGAATGTTTGTACAGATGTACTTATCTTTTAAGTCTTTGCCCTCAGTACCCTTTAGCTTCTCTGCTACTGCATCTTTAGCTGTGAAGGGTTTTTTACCTACTGGCTTAGTTTCTTGAGTTCCACAGGCATCTACATCCTTATCTGTGATAAGCCCTAAAATTGTGCTAAGGCTGTAACGTCTTAAATAGGTTATACCACTTCCCAAAGTTTGGAAGTCATTCATTCCTTTAAGAGTTACTTCAGGTATTGCAGAGCTGCTCTGTATTTGCTCTCCGCTTTCTACGTGAAAGACAGTAGTAACTAAACTACGTGCATCTAAGTTTTGGTAGAAGCCTAAGCCATGTTTTTTTAATAGTGGTTTAATTACTTTAAAAATAGAGTTGAGGTTTGAATAAGTGTAATTGAAACCTTTTGTTTCCTCGTGGATAGTTGGTACTTCATTCTGAAATTCCGATAATGATTTTAGTAAGTTTTTCATTTGATTTGGTTTTTATGTTTATTAATTTCTTTTTGTTCCTGAGCTTCTCGCTCTGTACTGTGGTGTGAAATATCTTTTACTGTATAAGTTCCGTTATTCCAGTAGTTGGTAGTACATACTTCGTATAAGTCTTTCTGTACTTTCTTAGCTTCGTAAAGCGAGTGAGTTAGTTTCTGTTTCATTTCTGTCTAGCTTTAAGATATTTATAATATAGCTCTGTATTGAAGTTATCCCAAAAGGATATTAATGCTGCTTTGTTTTTCATAGTTCTAGTTTTAAAGATTGTTAATATAAGTTTTAGCTTTGTTTTTCATGTGTTCAATATCTAGCCAGTCTAGTAGTTCGATAGTATCAAATGTAATACTGAACTCCTCGCCATATTCGTCAGTACCTTGTAGTATAGTTTCGTTAGTGTCTGTTGACATAAAAGTGTTAATGTCATTTAATCTTTTCTTTTCCATAGTGTTTAATTTAGTTAATAAGTTTTCAACAATATTAAATATAAGTTTTCGAATAAAAAAATTTTTAAGTACTTATTTTTAAAATTAAGCAAAAAAAGAAGGATAACAAATTAATGCTATCCCTCCCGAACCAAACTAAAACTAACTATGAAGCTGTAAATATAACCCTTTTATTTTAATTACTATTTTTTAATTTAATTTCTTTTGCTCTCTGTAGAATATAGCTGTCAACTTCTAGGTCTGCTTTGGTGTACATTCTTACCATTTATTCAAAGCTATACATTATGTCGTGGGGGTCGTCAATAGGAAAGTAAGTACTATACTCTATTTCATTATCCGATAGTTCTATTCGTATCATTAAAAATAATGTGTTATGTGTGAAACTCTACCCATGTCTTTAGAATGTAGAAAGCCCTCGCAAGCAACCATATTACTATACCCACTTTCTGCGTGCCATAAATCTGCTGAGCTAGGAGAACGTAAATAAGTTACATTGCATCCTGTAAAATCTTTACCAGATTTGAATTGTGTCTTGTCTTGGTGGTGTACATGGTGCAGATAAGCATATCTAAACTTAGTGCTTGCCCACATCTGTGGCTGTTCGTTAGCCATTTGTAAAGGTAGGTTTAACATTTTGCCTTTGTGTCCATGTTCAAACTCTAGCATTGAATTATAGAACTGGTAGTACTTTCTATACTTTGGGCTTATGTCGAATGTAATATTTTTACTCTTTCTAAACCATGCAGATAATACAGAAGCTAAAAGACAACCACTCATTTCGTCATGGTTACTAGGGCAATGGATTATGTCTACATTTGCAACCTGCATACATAACTCTATACATTTAATATAACAATCCTTTGCAATATTAAAGGCTTTAAACCAATTAACATCCGTATCCTGTGGAGTAAATTTAGTAGTTGACCTAGAAAGATTATCTGTATTTAATACATCGTTACCTATTACAAATACAACCTTTTCAATATTAAAGCCACTAGCTTTTTGAATAAGTCCTTTAGTTCCTTCTATTGCTCTATCTACTGCTATCTTACTATTATAGTCTGCTCCTGTTAAGTGAGCTTCTGCATACTTGTTTATATGCAAGTCGGCTATATCAATTACTAGTAAATGCCCATCATTAGATTTAGTTCTTTTTATAGTTGGATAATTTGGAGAGTATTGTTCTAGCTCTTTTATTAAGTCCTCAGCAAATTTATTCTTTTCTTCTGTCTTAAAGTTTGGGTTCTTAAAGAACAGACTACTCTTATCTGTTTTAAGCCATCCATGTTTAACATCGTCTGGATTAATCCCTGCTGCTATACTTTCCTCTTTTATCCTTCTGTACTTTTGGATAAGGTCGAACTCGTCATCTTTTAGCCTTAGTCTTTTAGTGTTTCTATGCTGCATAATCTAGTTTTTAATTTGCGTAAATATACTAAATCTATCTTACATAATTTTTCCTGAGAATTACAAAAAACAAAGCAGCTAATAAGACAATCAAAATAATCATATACCTATTATCCTTTTCTATTACTTTGACCTTATCAACTGGGACTAATACCTCTCTAATTATTGTATCTCCTCTACATTCGACCTCGTGATAAATCTCTTGCCTTAGAGTGTCGTAAAAATACTTTAGATATACTTTGTCCGTATTAAAAACTACGGTGCTGTCGTGTCTTGTAAATGTGTTTAGCGTGTCTATTCTATAGTTGTTTATTACTACAGTATCAACTACCTTAATAGTATCTTTAATAACTAACCCATGTTTATAAGCGTAATTCTCTGCTCTCTTTACTTTTCTATTAAGTCTGTTTTGTGGAGAGCAGGATGTTAGAAATATAAGTATAAGTATTAAGCCTTTCACTTTCTTAATTTAGCTACAGCATCTACAACCGCCTGGCCTCCTATGTAAAGAACTGCGACATCTACCCACTCAGTAGAAGCTATCATTCCGAACCCTACAAAGAAACTAGCAACTATAAAAACGCTCAGCTTCTTACTAATAAAATACCCTAAAAATTTATCTATTTTTCCTTTCATGTATGCTTTTTTAAATTAAATTATATGTATATGTAACTTATAAGTTACTATTAATCTATTTGAAAATGTGCGCCATCCTTACCCCAAAGGTCTTGACCCCAACTTAAAATTACTCCATGCTTTGCCGCTACTTCTATTAAATGTTTTGCTATCGGTTCTAAGTACTTTAAATCCCAATTTGCCCGATTATCAAAGTAGCAGTATATATCTACTGCATTTCCAGTCATGTGATAGCTTTTAAGTGTCCATGTAATCCTGCTTTTGTCAGGTCTACCCTCTATGCCTACAATACCCTTTTCAATTAACTCATTTGTAGTTCTACCTCTAGCGTAAAGCTCTTCCTGCCTTCTGTAGGTTCTAAAGCCTCCATCTCTAGGAATGCCAAAGTCATAAGGGCTGTCTTTAATAGCTTCTTTTAAAATAGTAATTAATAAAGGGTTTATCCCTTCAATACGTTCTAAACTTCTTTTGCTAAATCTATACATTATTTGTTTATTAGAATGTCTAACTTTCCGTTAATTGTGGAGATGCCTATTTTAACCTCGTTTATTTCTTTATTAAAGATGTCGTTAGTTTCTTTAGTTTTCTCCTCGTTCTTTTCCATTCGTGAATGTATGCCTGAGAACTTCTTAAACATTACAGATTCATTCTTTTCTATGTCTTTCTTCATCTGTTTAATCTTATCGTCTTGCCTATTGTCGCTAATAACCATTTTCCAATAGAAGCCCAAAGCAGAGCCAACTCCCACAACTATGTAAATAACATCTTTTAAAATAAAAGTAGCCTCCATCCCCTCCATTCCTAAAATTGTTTTAATTTATTTTAACATATCTATCATATTGCGAACTTCAAATTCTGTTGGCGCGCCTAAAATTGCTGTCTCATCGCAAATACAATAATAAAAATCAACCGAATTATTAAGATTGTAACTTATTGAGTAAGCTATCCAATTTCGAGTAGTATCTGTATCATTTACAGGTATCCCATAATGATTATTCAGTAAATAATTAGAAGTATTAAAATCTTCTATTGTTAAAAATTTATATCCAGTAACTATCATATTAATAAATTGTATAATAAGTGTTTATATTGTCTTGAATAGCTATTCTATTTGTTATTGATTCGTCTGAATTAAACATTAGGTAAGTCTGAACATACATATTACATCTTGACTGGTTATTTGAACGGTCAAATAGACTAATGTTATTATAAATAGATGTGCCTATATCTACACCACTATTAGTTATTTCGCTACCATTCTCATAAAATTTCCAATCCGAAGTAGTTAATTCTGTTGATTTCATCATTAATAACGCTTGTGTATTCAAAGTTGAAAAAGGACTAAGCGCTGCGCCATTTTGATAAATTCTTGAACCATTTGCACCAAGACCAAAACCAGTTACATTAGTATTGTCAAAAGCACCAAAATAACCACTTGTTCCTACCTTGTCGTAAAGTGTAAATTGAGTATTAGGTAAAGAGCCAACTAAACTTGCAACCCTTAAGCTATCGTTAACCCCATCTCCTAAAATAGCAGGTTTACCGTTAACAGAGTCAATAACGCCATTTAAACAAATACGTGGTTGACTTGAAGCAGTAGCCATTACAGCATCTAAAGAGTTTCCACTTTGGTCGTAGAAGGTAGTTACAAAGCCATCTGTTCCACTACAGAATGTAGTTAAAGCTAACTCGTCTAAAGCATCTCCGTTAAAACCAATGTCTTGCTCAGTGTTATCACTAAGCCTCCTAACCCTTATAGAATTAGTTGCTGTGCTTGAAATTTTACGCAAATCATAAGCTATGTAAGGAGCGAAGTCATCTACTAAATAAGAAGCACCGCCTCCACCGCCTCCACTTACTACTAGACCGCTGTTATATCTGTAACCGTATCCATACATAAATACTTATTTTAAGATTACTACTACCGAACCGCTTGTTAAAGTTATTCCTGAAAAGTAAGCACCGCTTTGTGGTGTTATTAATACTCCTCCTTTTACTGCTGTTGCAGGTGCTGAAATATAAGTAGCTTTAACATCTGTCGCTGCTCCGTTAATTTTGATACTTGCTATTACTGTATCTTCTGCTACGTAGTAAGAGTCTGCATGGGTTGTATTCTCTACTGTATCGTTTACTACAATTACGCCATTGATAGCGATTAATTCTCCTGAGTTTGTCATTTTATTTATTTATTAATTTTGTGGTATTTGGCATTCATCGTATGCTAGTGGCTGTGTAAATTGGATAGACATTGTCCATCCTGTTAATGTGTCATCGAATCTCTCTGTAAAACTGCTTACACTTCCATTCTTTTGTAGGCTTACAAACTTCCAATTATCTGTATAGAGTTTATCAAAGTAAGCCAATACATCTAATAAGGTTAACAAGGTATCTGACTTTACTTCTGTTTCGATAGTACCTTCATTAGCTTTATCCATTACTAGGATGTTAAAGCTGTTAGTTATAAAGCCATCGCCTACACTTGCAGGGCTATCCTGGACAAATAATAAAGGGTAGTTAAAGTCCTTTAATAAAGAATCATGCTGTACTACTTCCCACAAATCTCCTACTCCAAACTCATTTATTTGTTTGTGAGCTGTTGCGAAGTCCTCGAATTGTTTTATTATTTGATTGTACGTTATCTTCATTTCTAAACTTTCTTAGCTTCTTATCAACTATACTAAATTTCTTTACTTTATTTTTTCCCATATTTTAATCGCAACAATCTCTTAAGTAGTCAAAGCCACCCCTAGACTTTCCATTACCTAAATATAAGCCACCAGTAAAAGCAGAGTTGCTAGGATAGATGTCATCTGCATCTGAGTTGCTAGTATATAATGGGAATAGTGTAGAGTTAGCACATAGGTAACTAATTATGTCCTCTGCAAACATCTCTGCTTTATCTCGCCACCTATTTAATAAATGGTTAAGGTCATCGAATGAAGTTACTTGGCTGTTCTCTGAGTTCTGCTGTACTACTCCTTTATTTCTGTACTTGTAAGCTAGTATCGGTGTCATCTCAAATACTAAGTACTTTAATAAGCATGGAGCTATATAAGTATTAACTAAGATTAAATCATTCCCTGCTAGAGTTCCTAAACCTGCTTTGCTTATAATGTCATCGAATAAATCAGTTCCTAGAATCGGTTTAATGTATTCACGTTGCGAAGTCCAGAGCGCATCTACCATAAGTCGCTCGTCTACATTGTCATCTAGGATAGAGTTATCCTTTATGTAGTCCATATCTATAAGTAATGTTCTAGCCATTGTTTTTCTCTTTTACTTCCCTTCTTATATTCTTTGCTCTTGCTGTATGTGGGTATAATATCACAAACTCAATATCCTCTTTTAATTCCTCAGCTACTTTAACCGCTAAATCCTTTTTAAACTTTAACCGTTGGTAACTACTAAGCATTTTGTTTAAGTTTGACCGTTCTAGCAGACCATACGTGCCTACAGTAAGGCACTCTGTTTCCGTTCCTATTCCACCATCCTCCTCTGTGAGTAAATGTACTTTGTCCAAAATCGTTAACCATTCCTAGTAGCTCCTGTCTAGTGTAGCTCTTATCCCTAGCTAACATATCTCTACAGTAATCTCTAGTACCTGCGATTATTTCGCTACCGCTTATGTCGGCTCTCTTTTGGTATTTGTAAACTGTGATAAGTTCTGAAACTTCCTGCTCCCCTTCCTCAGTTACTTTTATTTTAGTTTTCTGTAGGTCTAACAATCCATTCTTAACTAGTCTATCTATTCTCTTTTGAACTTCGCTAGGAGTTTCTCCTACTTGGTCGCTTATCTCAGGTACTGTAGTTTTGGGATTAGCTTTAACGATGTCTATTATTTGGCTATCTATTGCTGACATATCCGCAAAGTCGAAAGGGTTATAGTCAATATCGAATACCTCTATAACTTCTATTTGGTCATCTGTATAACCTATCTTACTAAATGCTAAGTCTATTTCATCACTACTAAACCTAGTTTCTGTTTCTGTTACTACTGGACCTCTACCTCTTAAACCAATCAAGCCTCTAATCTCTTCATCAGTCATCTTGTCTAATACCTTAGTCGCAACCAAAGGAGATAGTGTAGCTAGTTTGTCTGCTGCTCCTCCTGCTGATTTCTCCTCACCCGCTAAAGGCGGTAAGCCTGCCATATCTCTTATTTCGGCTGTAGTCATTACAGCAGTTAAAGCAGTTTCAGATAGTGGAGTAGAGATAGGTAATACCTTTTCTATTTTAAGACCACTAGGCATTCCAAGTAATACAACAAAGTCATTAAATAGCTTTTCGTATAATCGTTGGTTAGGTTCGATGTATGAGCTATTCATTGCCTCAATAGCTACTCTTAATTCATCTGCGTTATTACTAAACCCTGTGTCTATTGTTTTAATAAATACAGAAGCATCTACTCCATGAGCTGTAAAGATTTCATCTTGTATCTGTTGGTTTAAGTTAATAAACTTGTCATCTTGACCGTTTGGGTTAGTAGAAATTATTTCTACTCCTTTGTCCTTTCCGTCATCAAAGATTATAACTGGCTCACCTGCATTATTTGAACCATGATGCTTATTCTTAATTTGTTTTTTAATATATGCTTGAGCTTCTTGAGTAGGTTGCCCATTGTGAAAGTTCCAAATCGTGCCGCCTGAATAACCGTTCTTAGTATTGTTTAACACGTAGTTAGCTACTTCATAGTCCGCACTTATATACGGTACTCCTGCCACGTAATTTGGTAAAGGGTATTCTTTTAAGTTTGGTCTATAGCTCTTATAGTAGCAAATGTATCTCTGTCCTCTTACTGCTGAACCATCAAAAGGGAACGGGATTAATGTTTCAAAGTCATCATTTGATGTAGGCTTTCTACTTGCCCAATCGTCTGTATAAAAGTACGTATCCTCCTCTACTCCTACTCTAATATATCCAAAATCAATATGATTAATAATTAATCCTTTGCCATCTTTAGTTACAATAACCTCCAAAGCATAACCGCCATAAAGCTCATTGTCTTTTACTATCTTTTTAGTAAGTTCAAATAGTGAATCGTTTCCAGGATTATTAATAAAGTTTTCTAGCTTTACTTTGTCCTGTAGTGTTCTTACAGTTTGGTCTACTTTCCAACCTCTACCACTTATGTAGTTAGTCTTACCGTTGATTATAGCATTGTGCTTTCCTGAAGTATTGTAAAGCTCAACTAAATAGTCTGGATATAAATTTTTCCAAGGTGCTTCTGTGCCATATACAATATAGTCTTTACCTCTTTCCTCTTTAAATACTGGAGGCTTATTAGCTTCAAAGTTAAAGATTAAAATATTTTCTTTGTTCATCATGTTACCTGATGTGTTTTATATGTTTGGTCTATCGTATGTTCTGAGTAAGTAGTACTACCTCTCTCTAGTGTCATTAGACCGCTTTCTACTAAGCCAGTTGCAAGTGTAGGGTCTAGGTTAGTAGTGCTAGTTTGCTCATAAGCAAAGTACTCATATTGTCCGCCTGCTCCTAGTATAAGCTCGCCTACTAATGGTAGGTTAGTTCCTTCTGTAAATACAAATTCGTTATACCTATCTTTATATAAAGAGATGTCAGCCATTATACAATAGTAACTTACTTTCTCTGTTACGTTCCTAAATTGAAATAGGTAGACTGGAGAAGATAATGTAGTCTTTTCCTTTAGTGTAAACGTCAGACTGTTTGTTGTATTTTGGTTTATTAAAATTGGCATTATTCAGAATCGCTTTTGTCTTTCTTTTCCTTCTTTTTTTTCTCAACTTTAAAAACATCTAACCCTAATTTTTTGTACTTCGCAAACTGTTTTTCATCGTTCACTATGGTAACGTGCCCGACTACTTTGTGCCAAACTGTACCGCCTTTTAAAAACTCTTTTTTTAGTTCCATATTATCTATTGTAATTTTTTTACTTAGTTGTATAGTATAAACAAAAAAAGGGCAATAAATTAATACTGCCCTCTCTTAATTAGTTGTTTAAAACTATGAAATTGTTAACCCTGCAATTACAGTAGATGCATCTACCTCTAACATTCGAACAGACTCTTTAGCCGAAATTGAATATGTGTAGCCATTCAAATCTCCAAACGCTGCACCTGTTACAGATGTTCCTGTCAATTTATCTGCTGCGTGATATGCGCCTACGCTCCAATAAATTCCATTCATATCTTTTACAATCACGAACAATCTAGCTTGGTCTAAAAGTGTTAGCTCCTCGCTTTCTGATGCTGTTAAGTTTTTAGTGTTAAAGTCTAAGACAGAATCATAAACATTAGTTCCATTCTCTAAAGACCCTGTATGTGTTTCTACTAAAGAACCGTTTTCCTTTTCTAAGGAGTAACGATAAAAGCTAGTAGCTGCTGCTTGAGTTAATCCTGTTAATACTCCTGCTGCTACAGATGTGATAGTTATGTCATCAAAGTTAGCTATTAAAACTTCCTCAATTCCTCCTGTACTGTTTCGGCAGTCTATTGCTCTACCTTGTGTCAAATTGCACGCCATATCTTATTGATTTTTAGTAAGTTACAGTATTTAGTTAAACTATAACTTTAAGTTATTATTATTGTTTTGTTATAAAAAAAGGGGTAAGGTATTTTACCCACCCCTTCTTAAGTTATTGTTAAAGTACTTATTAAGGTACTAATGTAAATTCTACTACTTCGTCAATGAAATTTAACTGTACGCCTCTTTTGAAAGTAACGTCAAAGAAAATGCTTTTTTCAGAAACAGGGTCTAGTCTTACTTTCATTGCATCCTCGTCAGCATCTCCATCCATTCCGATAGTGATGTTAGAATCTCTAGTTAAAATCATTCTCTCTGTTCCTGCTGCTCCTGGAAGTCCAACTGTAGAACGTAAAGCTACGTTAGTTCCATAAAGTTTTACTTGCTCTCCATCTGCTGAATAATGAAATAGGTTAGCGTTTTTAAGTGCTACTACATATTTTTTGTAAACTGATGTCGGTACCCATAAAGATAAATCTTCTGCATCTGAGATATTGTCAGGAATAGACTCCCACATTCCATCCAAGATGTCAAGTACGTTAGAAGTTGAAATAGTAGTCGCTACTGTTACAGCTCCTGTGTTTCCATCTACTGGTGCTCCTGCATCTACAATTTTCAAAAGACCATCGTAGTAAGATAGGTTGTTAGTTGCTGAAGCTGTGTCTCCTTGAAAGTCTGCTAAAGTTAAAGCGTTAGCCATTGCATTCATTTTCTTTGCCATGTAAACCGCTTCAATCTCCATAGGAAGTTCCTCTTCTCCTGCTGCTCCTTTTTTAACTAGAACTTGCGCCCAATATCCGTTTAAGTCTTTTACACATAAATCTTCAGATACTGCGATAGCTCCTACTGTGATTGTTCTTTGTGAAAATACTGCATTTCCTGATGGAGTTCTAGCACATGAATCGCTACCAAATGTAACTCCTGTGTCTAAGAATTGTAAATTAGAAGAGCCTTTAATTCCTGTTTGAATGTTAGCTACTTCTGCCAATCCTCCTGTCGCCTGCATCTGTGCAATTAATGGAAAGTCTTGGTCTTCTATGTATGCTGATAATGCTGTTACGTCAAATGCCATAATTCTTTTTTTTTATTATTTGTTTACTGTAAAAATTGATTTCTTTTTAGCAGATATTACTCCACTTCTTTTTTTCTTAACTGGTGCTACACTAGCTTCTGTTGCTAACTCCTCTACTGCTGAAAACATTGCTTTCTCTTTTGCATCGCTTTCCTCTTTGTATTTAGCAAATTCTGCTTTTACAGTTTCTAATTCAGTTTCTAAAGTTTCAACCTTAGCGAAAACTGTTTCAGTAGATTCGATAATCTTTCTAATCTTAGCTTCTGTTACTGTTTCAGTAGTTGCTTGTGGAGTTGCTTCTGTTTCCATTGCTTCCTCTTCCTCTGCTTCTACTTCTTTGATGTCTGAAATAGCACCTTCTGAAATAGTTATAATCATTCCATCTGCTAAAGGATATTCACCGTTTGGTATTGGAGCTACTACACCCTCTACTTCTACAGTTACCATTGCACCAACTTCTAATGCAGGTTCGATGTTTACCATAGTGCCATCTGCAAGCTCCATGCTCATTAATTTTACCTCGATTACTTCAGTAGGTGTTTCTACTGTTTCTTCTCCAAAGATTAATTTCTTAACCTTGTCTAATGTTTCTTTGCTCATATTATCTATTGTTTGTTTATTTGTTACTTGTACATTATCCTCTATACTTTTTTCAAAGTCTTGTATAGTTTTGATTATTTTGTTAATTACATCTTCATCCATTGTTACAGGCTCAAGTTGTTTAAACATCCCTTCTACGCTAAAACCTTTAAAAGTTCCGTTCTTTACTTGCTCCCAAATTTCATCGTTATCAACTTTAGCAGAACCCCAAAGAGAACCGTTAGGTACTTTCTCAAATTCGTTAGGTGCTACCTTTCCGCGTTCGTTATCAATTATAAGGTTATCTAACATGAATACACCCTCAGCTATTTGTCTAGGGTCGTGCATTAAATTAAAGTTGTTAGTTAATCCGTTCTTTGATTGCTTCTCTCTTATTAATTCTATAGTCTTTCCTGAGAATTTAACAAAGAATTTAGCTCCTGTGTCTGGGTCTATTCTTGGGATTAATAAGTCAGCTACCATAAAATAACCTTCTATAGTTCTTTTCTCTTCGTCAGCTACTTTAAACTTATGTTCTGTCTGTTGACTGAACGCCATCCAGTTTGACTCTATTGCAGGTTGGTCTACTAGTGCGATGGCAGTAACTCCGCTTTCATCGTCGGTGTCTATTACCAACTCAAATACTTCTATCTTTTCCATATTCTTATATTTTAAAAAGTTGCGCTTTCTTCTATTACGCTAACGTTGTTTTGTGTTTCTGTTATGTCTGTTTCAGTTACGAATACTTGCTGATTTCCTAATATTGTGCTAGTGTTACTTACTGGGCTTAATTGTACACCACCGCCACCGCCACCTGCTCCATCGGGTCTAAGTTCTTGAGTTGGTGTTTCTACTTCTGCTGCACTACCTCCACCTTGATAAGTAGTTGCTACTATTGCTGCTAGTTGCGCTGCTGCTGTAACTCCTGCTATTATAGCCATCGGTAAACCTCCCTGAGCAAATCCTGCTAGTACTGCTTGCGCTCCATTAATTGCAGCCATTGCTATATTAAGTTTTTTCTGTCTTTCAAAACTTGCCTTTCTTATTTTCTCTTTTTTCTCCTCGTCTCCTGCTGCATTAAGTAAGTCTGTTGCTAAGGCTGCATCGTTTAAAGCAGATAAAGAGCTTACTAATGCTGTAGCTAGTGCAAAGTCCTTATCTCTTTGAGCTTGTTTCTCTGCTGCTGCTTTCTCTCTAAACTCCTTTTCAATATCTGCTAAAGCCTGTTCTTTAGCGTACATTAATTCAAACTCTAGCTCCATTGTTAAAAGCCCTTGCTCCTCTAAAGTTGCTAAGTTGTTTTGAAAGTCCTCCTCTATCTGTAGTCTTTGTCTTTCTGTTTCCTCTACCTCATTTGCTACCTTAGCGTCAAATAGTAGTTTATCGTATTCATCTCTTTTTACTTGAGCTTCCTGCTCTGCTGCAAATCTTTTAGCGTCCTCCTCTTTCTCTAAGTCTGCTAATGCTTTATTCTTTTTTTGAGCTATTAACATCTGAGCATCAAAAGTTAATTGCCCTTTCTTTTCTAAAGCCTCCAGTTCTAACTGGGTGTTATAATCTATCTCTGCCCTTTTCCGTTCTCCTTCATCCTGGATAAGTGCTATCTTTGTCTTTGCTTGTTCCTCCTCAAATTCTGCTAAAGTTTTAGCATCTGCAATTTCTTTTAATCTTAGTCTTTCTTTTTCTTTTGCTCTTGCATCTGCTCTTTCTTTTTCTTTCCTCTCAGCTTCTTTTTTATCATCTGCTTCCTTCTTAGCTTTATCATCTGCTACCTTCTTAGCTGCATCAGATATAAACCCATTATCCTTTTCAATTAAAGCAGCTTTCTCATTTAAACTCTTAGCTAGTTCTTTATAAGAAAGTGCATTGGCCTCCTTCTCATTTACTAACCTTTCAGTAGCTCCCTCTTTTAATTTGTCGTTTAATTTATCGCTCGCCTTACCTAATTCAAAAACTCCTAAAGTGGAGTAATCTGCAAAGGCTGCTCCTGCATCGTTTATAAAACCTATCGTACTTTCGTACCATGCTCTATTGTCGTCCTCTCCTGCTAAGAGTGCTGCTGTCTGCTCCTCTGCTGCCATTTTAATAAGTTCCTGAGCTTGGGCTCTTGCAATAGCTGCCTCTATATACGCTCCTGTATTTTTATCAAATCTAGCTTCTGCTTCCTCTAAAGTTTCTGCCTCTCCTATTGTTTGCCCTATTGTTTCGTTATAAGTTTTAAGTGCATCCTCTTTACTTATTACTCCCTTCCTCGCCAATTCAAAAGAACTTTCCATTTTATTAACTTCCTCATATACAGAAGTAATCTCCCCAGAAACAGCCTCTAAACTATCTGCTAGTGCCTTTTGTTCTCTAGCTGCTTTTCCTGTGTTCTTAGCAAATATTAATAAGGCTGCACCTGCTGCTACAATTACAGTAACCAATATCCCTAAAGGATTAGCTTTTAAAACAGCATTCCATATTCTAGTCGCTACAGTTGCTATTTTAATCTTTCCAGTTAATACTCCTGTAGTCGTAGCAGCTGCTTTCTTAGCAGTATTTAAAAGCCAAGTTTTAGCTGTAGCTATTGAGGTTACTATAGTATCTTTTATTTGTGCAATCTTACCGTTTTCAAGTAGATTGTTATATAGTTTCTTTGCTGAGCTTAACCCTTCTATAGCTCCCTTCATTCCCATAGAAATAGCCATAGCAGTTTCTATACTCGCTGCCATTTGCTCTATAGTTTCATTCTCGCCACCCATCAAAACTAGACTAGCTGTTACATCAGAAATACCCCCCGCCACAGAGCCGAGTTCACTGGCAACCTGCTCTCTGTCTAATCCTTCAAAAGCTAATTCTATGTTTTTAATTTCCGCGCTAGTTTGAGCCATTTGAGTAGATAGCTCTTTAAACTGTTTTCTACCTTCCTCAGTACCTCTATTAGTGGCTTTAAGTTTCTCCCTTAAACCATCAAAGCCCTCCTCTAATTCGCCTAGAGACATCTGCGCTCTGTCAGCTTCTATCTCTATACTTAATGCTATTTTATCGTCTGCCATATCTTAGTAAGTTTTAAATAATACAAAGTTTGCACTATAAATGTCATCTCCTACATTTAATACATTCCATTCAACGGTTATATCTAAGGTGTTACTTATGGTCGTATCTATTGTTTGTGCATCTTGGAAGATATATCCGCTCACTTTTCGGTCATTATCTTTCACATAGGCAAAATTTCCATTCGTGCAAATTGTTCCGGTTGCACCGATTACCGTAATTGTAAAATCCAATTCGCATTCCCAACCTTGATTGTTTGCATTGTCTAAATCAAAAACACCGGTTGTAGCCAAAACAGTTGCACCGGCTTTAATTTTTACAATCAATTCTGAACGGCCACCACCACCGGTTGCATTTAAAACACCGCCAATTTTAGCGTGGAAAGAATCACCAACAACAAAAGCATCAGCCGGAATTGATAAAGAACCAACACCGCTTCCAACAATTGACTGTTCGCCGGTTGTGTTAATAGTTGAACTATTTGCCGTTTGCGAATATAACCCGTAAAGAGTAGCAGCTACTCCACCGCCTAAGATAGTATCTGTTCCTGCGCTATTTCTTAGCGTATATTTGTTAGCGTTATTACTATCTATAAAGATGTAAAAATCTCCTACTATTGGATTACCTAGCGTAGAGCCATCTGCTGTTCCTATTTGTATGTGTGCCATTGTTTATTATTTTAATATTAAATCTCCATTGATAACTAGAACCCCACTAATTGCTAAACCTCCGTAGTTAATCATTTGACTATATTGGATAATTGTTAGAATGTTATTAGGAGCTATGTAATTTACTCCGCTGTATATGTCGGGTATGTATGTCATGTTATATTATCTTATAAGTTAACCCATCAAATTGTAAAGTATAGGAGTTGTTAAGTGCTGTTATGTTTTTAACTAGTTGCCCATCTATTGAGTTGGGAGCAGATACTCTTATTTGCAGGTTATTATTTATAGCTATCTTTTTAAAGTTCCAAATCTTTCCGACTGTTGGCGAGTCAGGTAATGAAATTGATATACTCCCTGCTGAGGTATCACATAAATAAGTGCTTACTTTCTCGTCTGCTGTAGTATTTGAGTTAATAGTTATAACGCTACCAGTTCCTATTATTTCTCCGTTTATATATGTTACATTAGATTCTGTTACTGTTACATTATTGGTGTTTATAAGAGTTATGTTTTCTAGGTTAGATTCTATAACATTATTATCGCCTTGTATAGTTATGTTTTTACTTCCTGTAAATACTTTATTGCTATCTCCTTTGATGTCTACAAACATTGCAGTCTTATCTATAAAGTTATCTAATCCATCTACGTGGCTAGACTTCATATTTAGTACATTATCTCCTGAAAGTATGTTTTGATGTATCTTAGGAAGCTCTTCATCTCCTATTGACTTAAACCCTACTCCTATTATCTCCTCAGTTATTACCGTTGGAGTAGGTACTGCCTTTAACTTTAAGAACTCACATTTACTAGGTTGGTAAACTGAGCTACTGTACATTACTTTATGTAGAGTCCAATATTCATTTTCAAACCAATAAGAACTTCTAAAAGATAGGTTTGCAATATCTACTGGGTTCAGTAGAAAGTAGCCTGTAAATATCTTACTATCCTTATCCGTTAGCTGCTCTAATTCTTTTCTGTGATATGTTTCGTAAAGATTCGCATTGGTTATCGTAATAGTTCCATAGGTGTTATCGTAGTATATCTCTCTAGGCAGCCCGAAATTAATATCAATAGTCGGGGTATAAGGAGTATTAAAATGCCCTGCATAAGGATACTCGCCTCTATATACATTTCCTGCTAGAGCTTCATGTATCCAGTTGTCACTACTATTTTTTAGACCTCCGTAATATAATATTCTAATATTAGATTTAATAGTCTTTTGCTGTAAGGTTGCATCTACATCTATAATAGTACTTACTACTCTGCTGTTTGCTAATTGTCCTACCATTGGAGTAGGAGAAAATATAAGCTCAGTCTTATGCTCTGTTTTATTAAAGTCATTCTCTAAGTACACATTTCTACTTCCATAAATATCTAACCAACTTGCTTCGTACTTCTTATTGTAATAATCTGCATCTTTCTTATAGGTGTATATATATTTCTGCTTATTGGTTACAGCAGTAGGTGTAAGATTATGCTCTTTAGAATAGTCTAGCTTACTGCTCCAGTCTACTATATCAGTAGTGTAAAAGTCTTTTCTAGGTTCTATTATTATATTCTTAGGGTTCTCTGTATCGGGTATCATATACAGATTAAACATCTTAATAATGGATGTTAAAAAATCTCTTTGCTTTACTTTATCTGGAATAGCTGTAAACATATTAATAGCATCGCCTTCTGCATAAAAAGAATCTATCACGTTAAGCGAAAGGTTAGCATCTGACATTGTAATCTTGAAGTCTGCAAAGTACCCTAAGTTTGGAAAGTTACTAAGATTAGAATCTATATAAGGATAGTATATGCTAGGAGTTACTGAGTTATCTTCATACGCTATCCCTTCCCATTTTGAAAGTAAATCTATAGTAATAATATCTCCTGCTTGTAATTGTATGTCTACATTTAGCAGGTACTTATTAGGGGGGTTTTCATTTCTATCTGTTAATCCATCGCTATCTCTAAAATTAGTATCGGGGTAGGTAGTTGGGTTTGCTGTTGAATAGGTTGTTGCAGGAGTTAAGTTAGTTGCATAAGCGTGAGCAGTTGATGTATTAACATCTACTCCGTTAACTTTCAAACCAAATTTATTAATAAATAAAGGATAGTCAGCTCCACCTACAACCCCTCCTACTGCCGCTGCTCCTGCATCTGGAGTAGTGTCTATTTGTAAAGTTACGTTAAAAGATAACTTATATATCCCATTTTCGCCTACTGTTATTTCTCCTGTAGCAGGGTTATATTGGTTATCTGCATCTACTAACTCATTGCTTAATCTTATAGTGTTTGATTGCCAAACTGACTCAGGGTATAAAGAAGCATCTAAAGTATAATTGTCTAAGCCACTAGACAAAAATAAAGGAGCATCAGCTTCTACCCTCTTAGCTAGTAGAGTAGACTGCAAAGGGCTAAATTCTTTACCGTTAAAAGGAATAATTAAGTGTCTGAATAAAGAAGCATTAAAGAAATTAGATGTATATGTATAGCTTGAATCTGCAAACATTCTATCGATATACTCCTTAGCATATACAGCAGGAAACATCTCATTAACATTATATACATTTATGTCTGTATCATTGCCATAGTTAATCATAGGATAAGTATATCCAGTTCCGTATTGAAACGGTGTAACCACTCCATTTAGAATATATGAAGTATCCCAACTATTCTCTTGTATTACTCTTGTATAGTCATGGTCTAAATTACTCCATAACATTCCTGCATCATTTAGAAACTTGTTACCTAGCTCTCTAAAGATGTTAGCTGTTTCTCCAAATAATACCACACTATAGTCTACCTGATTATAGTCCTTTTTAATTATATCTTTTAACTGAATAAAGCCACTAAATACTGCTATATCATTTTGGTAATAAACAGCATCTAGTTTTAAGTTAGGGTTAAATGTAGAATCTGAATTAACTTCAAAGATAAAATTTAGCTTATCATTTATTGCTTTACTTCCAGGCAACTTAATAGTCTTACTAAAACTAGACTTTACCTTATCGGGCTGCTGTATATCTTTAATGCTAAAAGTTAGCACCGTAGAAATACCCTTGTCTATTGGTATAGTAACCCCTTCTATTATTAGCTTCTCTGTAGTCATTTATATTCTTTGTCTGTAGTTATCGTATCCTAGCTCTAAATCTACTTCTAGTTTAAATAGCTTATCACGTACTACTTTCTTTTTAGTGTAGCTACTCGCTTTAATCTTAGCTACTGCTATTAATTCATTACCACTCTGTAGATATATCTCAGGACTTGACATTAACTCTAGTAGCCAGTTGCTCTCCTCCTCTGTTATCCAGTCAGACATTAATTTAAGGCTAGGTGTATTCTTTGTATAGTAGGTTACTTTCTCTCGCTCATTCATTGAGTAGACTATGTCAGTACCCACAACCGTATCTACGTTTACCTTCATGTCCTTTTTTTCTATCGCTGTTGTAGACATATCTCCTAAGTAGAATGTAAAGCTATCAAACCCTCCTAGATTGTTTTGAAAGATTAATGTGTTAACATTGTATTTACAATTTTCCTCTATTACAAAAGTTCTAGTTTCGGATACTGGAGCAGGTAAAAAGAATTTAACTAAATACAACTCATAAGACGCTACATCGGATGTAATAATAGGTTGCGCTCCTACTGTTATATTAGCATTATCTATGTTATTTAATGAAGCAGGAGCGGTAGGTATAAATTTAATGTCTGTAGCACCTCCTGATATATTTATTTCAAAAGTATTAATAGTAGCTCCTGCGCTATCTTTTGTAATTACTGTACAATTAGCTAACGGTATAATCGGCTTACAATAAAGCCATCCATGAGAGTTAATAGATACCTTATTATTGTCAGGCATATTAGTTAGAAACTTCTTAGTAATACCATCCATTTCGTATTCTGTTACATCCCAATTTATAAACTCAGCTTTCTCTAAAGAGCTATTAATAGCGTTTCTACTTATATCAGTAGTAAGGTTTGGATATTGTACTACTGTAGTTCCATACTCCTCTCCAAATTCTACAATATAAGAAAGTGAGCTATTAGGAGCTTCATACGTTCCTAGTATTCCTAGTGGGTTACCTACATCGCTAGTAAGAGCAGATTCTAGTACTCTATGGATATCTACCTTACCGTAATTGTCAGAAGGTCTAACGGGTATTCTTAGGCGTACTGTCTTAGTTCCTGAACCATTTATATAGATGTCTACTAAGTATGCAAAGTTTGGCTCTGTATAATTAGTTGATTCTATTAGGTACTCCATTTTGTTATAAACAGGTGCAAAGTCTTTAGGAGTTGCGTGTATAGTTATTGCCATTATTTAAGTCTTTTGAATGTGTCTGTTAATGCTATCTTTAAATCTCCTGCTGCTGCACTTGCTAAGTCTTTACTGAGCTTATCTAGTCTTGCCTGTGTTACTACCTTGTCATAAAAGTGATTGCCTTCTGTACCCTTTTCTTTCCAACTCCTAGCCATTGCAAACGCTTGACTATCTTTACTACCTGCTTTGTATTTATTACCTGCTAGACTTGTTAACGTAGTTCCTTTATCTACAAATAAACCTTTAGCATTCATCCATTGTTTAGCAAAGTAAAAAGGTATTTTACTAGATTGCATATAAGAGTAAGGAGTATTATTCTTAACTGACCTAGTACCGTTTACCCCTTTATTAACATAGTCGTAATAATCTTTTAATCTAAGAGAAGATACAAAAGCAGTACCCTCTACTACAGTAGTAAACTCTATTTGCTCGGCTAAATCTCCTGAAACATAAGCATGGTCTTTTACTAGCTCAGCTCTTAAATCCTTTTGCATCTCTAAGCCGAATGCTTTAAGTACTTCTGTAATTGTGCTATGTGGTGTTACTAGTCCTTCGCTCATCTTCTTTTAAGTTCATCCATTCTACGCTGTGCTGCTTCTGCTTTCTGCTTCTCTTTAACGAATGAGCATATATTTAGAAACTCTATTACGTTCATTTTCTCGTAGTAGGGTCTTTTTGTAAAATCTCCATTGCAGAGGTTATCGAGTGTGGCAATCCAACCCCATCGCTCTCCAAATCCTTCGCTACTTCCAAAATCGCGTTCCTGCTCTCCTCTGTCATCTTCTCCAGTTTGGTGTTCAAATAGTCCTGAGTACATTTCGTTAAGCTCCGAGATAGATTGCAAAAAAAAACCGCTATCGGATAAGCATCTTCTATTGACATTGTGTTTCTTATATCCTCTGCGAGGTTACGAAAATAGCTCGGCTCTATTGCCATTACCTTATTGTTCTTATCAACTGGAAATATAACACTCGCTAGAATGTCAGGCATTTGGTCTATATGTACATTTGGGTTATCTGCAAAGCCTTTTAAATAAGTAGTAAAGCTCATATACTGCCCTGCTTCTAAATCATTAACATGGTTTACTATTCCGTATCTCTTGCCGTTGATAGTGAAGTATTGTTTAAGCACTCTACTAGGCTCTTCTAATAAGTGGCTAAGGTCTACAGCTAACTCAGCAGGTTTGCACTTTAAAACCGCCTCTCTGTCATTGAAAATACAAAGCAGGTCGATAGTCCTAGTAAAAGGATTGTCGTACTCTGCACTACGTATTTTGTTAATCTGAATGTAGTCTTTTACAAGTACTTCTTTAAGGCTTTTGGGTATTCTCATATATTGTCTATTGTAAAATTATTGTTTAGTTGTATAATTAAAGCAATTAATATTAATTGAATTAGTGCATTGAAGTAATTAACGTTAATACACAAAATACTTGCCTGAGCTTTTCATGGTTTTAAGAGCATGGTTAGTTATTGCTCTACTCATTACATAATCGTCATGGAGTCCTGTAGGTGCGCTGTACTTAATTGCTCTAGTCTTTAGGTTGTATTCATAGGTAAAAACCTCTAGCTCATTAATCTGCCAGTCGTGTCCTATTATACCTATCTCTTTATTCTCAAACTGTACTATTAAATCCTCTACTATATTCTGCTTACTTTTGGAAGTAGTAACGAAAGGCTGTATAGAGTTCTTATTATAAGCTACCTTATTACGTATCTGTTCAAAGATAGCATCCTGCGCTCCATTACTTTCTACTAAGGTATTAGGTCTGTACTTATTTAGCTGCTCTACAATGTTATTAATTATAGCACTCCATTCCATGTGTCGCCACCTTTCAGAATAGACCTCTATGTTATTACTATCGACTATCGTTAGTACTGTATAATCATCTGACCTACCTAAGTCTATCCCTGCATAAAGGCTAGACGTATTTACAGAGCTTTTAATACATTCTTTTATATTTCGGAATACACTAGAGCCATTATCTAAGAACTCTGCTAGATACTCCTGTTTAAATACGTGGTCTGGTAAGTTCCTTTGAGCTTCCTTTATTTCTTCGGGGTCTATAAATGGATTATCGTAGCTGCTACCTCTGAATGAAATATAGTTGCTATTATGCTCTGCTAGATTAAACAGATTGTAAAATTGGTTTTTGCCTTTTGGAGTTGATAAGATTAATACCTTTTTACCTCTAACCAGAACAGTAGCTTTTAGTACTTCATTCCATGCTTCAGGTCTAAAGAATGCGAACTCATCACAAATCAAAGCATCGAATGTTTCACCCCTAATAGAATCGTAGGCATCTGCTGAGTAGAATTGAATAGAGCAGCCTGTATCGAACTCTATAATCAAATCACCTCTATTTACATTAGAAACAAATTTGCATCCTATTAGAGCTTTCTCTATGTCCTTAAAAACTTTTTTAGCTTGTTTGTATATTGGAGATACCCAACCAATTTTCCAGTGGTTATTTTCTAAAGCCCATTTTATACTTTGGTTCTCTCCTAGTGTAGACTTCCCAAACTGCCGACCTATAGAAACTATACAGTATTTGATGTCAGTGTCTAAGGCTTTATGTATCTCCCTCTGCTTTGGGTGTGGTCTATATAAATCTACCTCCTCCAATTATCCCCAGTTTGTCTTGTAAGTTTTTACTATATGGTTATGCTCCACCACTTCAGGTTCATTTAACCCCATCATTTTAGCAATGGATTCTAAAGCTCTTAGCTTGTCTGTATTCTTAGTCTGGTTCATAACCCTATAGAATGCTTGTTTATCTTCTTTAGAAAGCGTGTTATCTGCTCCTAGTTGGAATGTGTAGTCTGCATCGCTTATGATTTCTAAGTAACCTTTAAGAATAAAAGCTCTGTCTATTCCATGTTGAATACTTACTTCTCCTTTAAGGTTCTGGATGGTTGCCCTAACATTGTCCTTTGCTGCTATGTGACTTGCTTTAGAAGTTAACCATTCAGCATCCTTATTAGACACATTATAAGCCTGTCTATACGCTTCTGTTTGATTCCCTAAGCTAACACATAGCTCAGCAAATTTTTGTTCTTTAGGTGTAAGCTCTTTATTCATTGTTTAGTATTATATTCTCTGTTGTATTAATCCAGTCTTCATCTTTCTCAGGATACTTAACATGAAGTAGCTCATGTATTATATCTGCTTCTGTTAATTCTCTATCGTGGTAGATAGTTCCTGTCTTGTTTTCTTGGTCTATTTCTATTCCTATAAAGTATCTGTCTTTAACTGGGCAGTCATTATCATAAACTACTTGAGTAGGTAGTATCTCTTGTATTGGAAAGCTCCACTCTTTTAAGTTCAGTTTGCTTTGCCATTTATCTACTAAGTTAATCATTTCTTTTTGTTAAGATGTTTATTGCTCCAGAAAAATGTATCTATTGCTACTTTATCTTTACAATTAAAATCTCCATAGACTTGCATAAACTCGCTAGGAATAGCTGTAAATCTATAGCAGTCTTTTTTAAACTTGCATTCTTTATTTTTGCACATACTAATGTCAGGCATATCTATTTACTTAGTCTTATTTCTACTCCCCAATTTAACCATATAAATTCTAAGGCTCTATATCCATTCAATGTCTTTGAGTGGGTAAATTTAATAGTCGGTATTAAGTAGATTTGATAGCCTACAGTAAATAGTTTTATCATATTATTCTTTTAAATATCTTTCGATTAAAATATATGCGATAATAGCTCCTGCTAAAGCCCAACTAAATATCACTATATTAACCATGAAATTCTGTTTTATCTAGTTTAAAAGTTCCTTTCCCACTCTCGTAGAATGAGCATAAAATATACTTCTTAGTTTCGTAGCTAATGTATATCTTTTTTTCTTTGTATGTGTATTCTTTACTCCAGTCCATTTCTTCAAATTCTTTTATCATTCTGCTCTATTCTATTTCTGTTTAACATTGTTTCATCTACCTTGCTATTTTGTACTACCTGAAATATAAAGTTACTGGGCAAGTATTTCCACCTCTGAATTAAGGAGGCATACTGTAGGGCTTTATAGTGTTTACGTTTAATCTTCATTTTTCTAAAATAGATTTAAAATAGCTTATTTTACCTATTAGCTTCTTACCTTCTTCTGTTGGCATCTCCCCCCTCTTTACTCTTTCAAGTTGTTCTATGGCTTTTTCTAATATGTTTTCCATTGTATTTTACTTTATTATTTGATATGTTATAATAGTTTACTTTCTTTTTTAACTTTTCTAAATCAAAGTCAGGAGCTTCTACTGTTATAATATTCCCATCTTTGTTTTTCCAACTCGCTTTTAATTTCTTACTCATCTTTGTTTTGGTTTAATACTATAGTAACTATTTCTGTAACTACTTATTGTCTTTTGTTACTGGAGTAGCTATTTTGTAAACAAATCTGTTTACTTTTATAAACTTTTGTAAACATATCTAAACCTTTTTTAATCTTCATTCATATAGGTTAATAAAATATACTTCGCCTTCTGTTTCAATAGTTGCATTCGCTGCCCATATCGTAATATATCCATTCATATACTCAGTTACCATGTAAAGGTTACCATCTTCATGTACTTCTAAGCAGTAGCTATATACGTTCTCCTCCATACTCGTCTACTAGTCTATTATATCCTGCTATCATTCTCTCATAATAACTATGCTTACATCTTCCACATCCTAAATTAATACGTATGTTTTTCTGCTCCTCAATGTATTTTAGAAATAAAGTAGCTATTGCCTTATTCACTTCAGGCACTGGAGATACTGCTTTGAGTTTCTTAAAGGCTTTTAAATATGGAATGTAATCTTTTATTTCATCAAACAATGGGTGGTGCTGTTTAATACCTGTAAAAGGCTTTAGCTCCTCTATTCCATGCGCTACATCGGGCATCGCATCTAACCACTCTAAGAGAACATCTTTAGTCATTCCTTTAGTATCTATTCCTAGCTTAGTTCCATAGCTCTTTAAAGCTCCCCATTTTAGTTTTCTGTAATCCATTATTCTCTAGTTCTAGCAAAGTATAAAAATATAACCATATAAGAAATGTCTAGTAAACCAATAGAAAATATTAACCCTACCCAAAACGATAAGCAATAGGCACAATTTAAAGGCTTATAATCTATTGCATAAAGTATTTTACTTATTGCCTTATACTTATAATTAAACCCCTCTGTAGTTGTGAATGTTTGTTTAAATATATCAGTCCATCCTAAGATAGATATTATGCTAATTATTATTATACTCATTTGTTATTCTTTCTTAGTTTTTCGTATATACTATTCATTCGTTCCTTAGCTGTGGTTCTGTGTATTCCTGTATGGTCGCTGAATAGTTTTATAGATAAGTTTCTTTTTACTATTTCCTCTACCCAAATACGCTCCATTTCGTCTAGCTGTTTAACTTGCTCTAAATACTCCTTGTAAACATTGTTACTAATGTACGGAATATCGTCAGCTTTTAAGTAGTCAAGTTCTGTAGATTCCTTTAAAACATTATCAAAGTGCAAACGGTTAAATTCGCTACCCGACAAGTGAAACATCTTATAAGCCACTACGAAAATAAATCCGTCTATCTTATTAAGATTCTCAGGTAGTGCATTAGTTAGAAAGTATATGTTTACCTCCTGTGATAAATCTCTCCAAATATCGGAATGCTTACAGATGTTTTTACAAGCTGTTTCTATTACTTGCCTTTTCTCTTTTATAAAATCTTCATTCACTATTGCAAATATACTAAAATTATTTAATCAACTACAACTATGTTTTTACGTAAATCATTCATAGAAGTTTCAACTAATAAGCTAAGTTCTTCTAACTGTTCATCTGTGAAATTAGCTTCAAATTTACTCAGTATGTTAGTACCTTGCCTCATCCAGTTATTAAATAGCTGCTTTGCTCTCTGCTTCTCTGTACCTATTAACATACTTTTCTGCTCTATAGTTGCTTTAAATAGTCCGATTAATATAAGCCATTCTACTGCGTTTTTATCTTCTAGTTTGTTTTTCATGTCTTTTTATTAAAATATCTTCTAATTAAATAACCCCTTAATACACTAGCAATAAAAAAAACAAAGGTAATTATTACATTTTGCGATATGGTTACTGGAATATCTAACAAAGGGTATATTATTATTTGAATAATAAAAGAGGTAACTAAACCAATTAAGGTATTAGTTACGCTCTCTATTATACTGTGCTTCTTAGATTGCATTAAAACAATGTTAATGTACTGTTTTCCTGAACAGCTGAATTATGGTTTTTTAAGTTAAGATTAAAGTAGCTTTCTTTTAATTCAATAGATATTGACTTTCTATTATGTTTAATAGCACAAAACCCCTCCGATCCAATGCCTCCGAATGGACTTAGTATTGTTTCTCCTTCATTTGAGTAAAGGTGCATTATTCTTTCAATAGTATCTAATTGTAAGGGGCATATATGTTTTTCATCATTACCATCTCTACCGCTTCTATATTGTAAAGTTCTTTTATAATCTACATCCATCCAAACAGGAGATGCGTATTTTTGCCAAAGGTCAACTGGTAAATAGTCTGCCCTTGTTTCATCTTCTGCTTGATGTGTAATAGGTATTTTGTTTTCTCCTGCATTTCTAAAGAATAGGATGTAGTCGGGTATTCCAACTCTTGACATTACGCTATCCTTTTTAATTGTTTTATGCAGTAACCCTAATGCTTTAGTTCTTTGCATCTCTGTTACTGGATTCTTCCATATTGTAGTTTTAGCGTGGTATATAAATCCCTGTTTTGTAAACCAATCAATTAACATACCGCTAAAATCTCTCAACCCTATAAAACCCTCTTTACCTTTTTGAATTGGTAAGTCCATACAATGTACAGCGCAAATTCTACCATCTTTTAAAGTTCTTTTTAATTCAGGTATTAAGTATTGAAAGTGTTTTTCAAATTCTTTGTAATTAGATACATTACCCATATCCTCCGACTTATCAGAATATACATACAGCTCTGCAAATGGAGGAGAAAACAAAACTAAATCTGCATAGTTATCCGGTAGCTTTGCTGTTTCTTGTACGCAATCTCCATTTATTAAATGGTAATCTTCTGTTTTAATCTCTTTACTTTCCACTATTGCACCATTACTACTTTTGTAGTCTGTTTCTGCTGAGTATTTAGCCATTTCTCTTATCATTTCTTTATGTTTTTGTTCTTTGTCTAGTATTGTTTTTCTTACATTTTTTTGTGATTCAGGTACTAATATATGAACTGTTACTTTCCTTTTTTGCCCGAATCGATAACATCTCCTTACAGCTTGATAGAATGCTTCAAATTTAAAATCATATGACGTAAATATCATATTGTTACATTGTTGATAGTTCATTCCAAATGAAGCTATCGATGTTTTAGTAATTAGATTAGTAAACTCTTTATCTGCAAATCCATTTAATCTATCTGCTTTTACTTGTGGCTTATCTGCACCTTGTACATTTACAGAGTCCTCAATAACTTTATTCAAATGAGTAGCTTCATCATTCTTTAAAGTCCATATAATAGTTTGGTCTGTATTAACTAATTCAATAGTTTTTTTAATACGTTTCTCATAACTACGCTTTAAATCTCTATGCAACTCAGTAGCACTTACAGCAACATCTCCGAATAAATTATCTGTTTCATTTGGAACTGGTATAATATGTTCTACGTATTCTATTTCAGGTAATTCATATCCAACACTTTTAAATCCTAATGTCGAAGGGTTATCTATTGCAATACTCCATGTACATACGTACTTCCAAAAGTCATCTTTTGCGTGTTTCCTTAACCTCCATTTACTTGTTTCTCCTCCGTCATGAACAAAGTACATTGCTAACATTTCTAAGTAACTCATAGCTCCTAAGAATTGACTATGCTGCCCTAGTTCCATGTGGTCATTTGGGCTTGGAGTAGCTGTGCAAGCTAAACGATAAGGAGTATTTTCAAACGTATTTATAATTAAGGTAGATAGCTTTCCATCTTTACCTTTTAAAATACTACTCTCATCTAATACTACCCCTGCGAAAGATTCAATGTTTTGTATATTCTTTAATTGATCGTAATTAGTAATATAAATACCTTTTAAACTTCCGATAGGATTATCTATATTAGTGTTTAGTTGTTCTAGTTTAATTCCAAATTTAACTCCCTCTCTTACAGTTTGCGCTACTACTGCTAATGGAGCTAATATTAATACTGGCTTATCTGTATGCTTAGATACTTGCTGCGCCCATGACAACTGCTGTATAGTCTTACCTAATCCGCAATCTTGAAACAAAGCAAATCTGCCTTTTTTTAATGCTATTTGTACGACGTGCTTTTGAAAGTCGAATAGATTTTTGTTTAGTTCTGATTGTTTAACATCAAAACCTGCATCTATAAATGACTTTTCTTTTGTTTTTAAAAAATCTTCGTAATTCATCTCGTTCATAGTTTTTAATTTTAGTTTATGTCTGCAATTTTAAATAGAATATTTTACTCTACCTAATTTTTTTTAATATTAAATATTTCTTTTTG